TTCTTCTTTCTATTGACAGTCCTAACACAACCCTATAAGAGGTGTCAATAGGAAAGTTATGAACACAGTTTATATAATACAAGAATTACCAGGAACTAAGATAGGAACCCCTAAATTTAATATTATGGGAGCTCAAAAGTTTGGCACATTGAAAACTTTATTACCAGAACATTCACAAATTATATTATCTCCAGGGCCCTTAATTTTTAAGTTAAGAAAACTGTTAGATAAATATACTCCGGACGATTATTTACTACTTACAGGTGACCCTGCAATCATAGGTGTAGCTTGTTCAATTGTAGCTGATAAAACCGGAGGAAAATTTAATTTACTAAAATGGGACAGACAAGAAAAAACTTATTATCCCATAGAAATAAATTTATATGAACAAGGAAAGATTGAAGATTAAACTTGACATAGGATATTATGACATTATATTAACAACATTATTAACTACTACGAAAGGTAAAAAGACATGAGTATAAATCTAGAAGAAGACAAAGTTGATTCGTTGGCTAGTAAGAATACTAACGACATCAAAGAACTATCTGCCCAGGTTGTAAAGTTAAGAACCTTGGAAGATAAAGTTGTAGCAAAAGAAGAAGAATTAAAAAAACTAAAAAAGGATATGGACGTTTTATCGGGAGAGGTTATACCTACGATGATGACAGAAATGAATATATCAAAATTTAGTTTAGCAGACGGTGCAGGTGTACAATGCATGCCCGTCTATGGTGCTTCAATTCCTAAATCAAGAGAGGAAGAAGCATATAACTGGCTTCGTAACAATGGCTTGGGTGACATAATTAAAAATATGATCACCGTTTCCTTTGGTCGTAACGAAGATAACAAGGCGGCAGATTTTGCTGTCCTTGCGCAAGGTCAAGGATATCAACCTACCCAGAAGTTAAAGGTTGAGCCCATGACTCTTAAAGCATTGGTTCGTGAGCGTCTTGAGTCTGGGAAAGAGATGCCCACGGATCTATTTAACGTGTTCGCAGGAAACAGAACCAAAATAACAAGGAAATAGAAACATGAACAAAGAACCAACAATAAAGAAGGAAAATGCATTAGCTACAAATGTAGTGTTTGAAGCAGATGCAAATGTGCAGACTGGAGCGGTAGGACAAGATGATCTTGCATTACCGTTTCTTAAAATACTTGGACAGTTATCTCCAGAAGTAAACAAGAGAGACGGCAAGTATGTTGAAGGTGCAGAACCTGGAATGATTTATAATTCAGTAACAGGAGAACTCTTCAATGGTGAAAAAGGAGTCTCAGTGATTCCATGTTACTACAAACTCGAATATGTCGAGTGGAAAGACAGAGGAAAAGATGGATCTGGTGCTCCAGTTAATATCTATCCTGCGTCTAGTGACATCATGACTAAAACAACTAGAGGTGCAGACTTTAAAGATAGACTTCCAAACGGTAATTATATCGAGAAGACTGCTCAACATTTTGTTGTAGTCAACAGTGACTCACCGACCACTGCGTTGATTGCTATGAAATCTACTCAATTAAAAATTAGTAGAAAATGGAATAGCATGATGCAAAGTATAAAGCTGCAAGGTAAGAACGGTATGTTCACACCCGCATCTTTTAGCCATCTTTATCAACTAAAAACCGTGCAACAGTCTAACGACAAAGGCACATGGTTTGGTTGGGAAGTGAGCAAGATAGGTCCAATTCAAGACGCAAATACGTATCAACAAGCTAGAAGTTTTTCTGAGAGCATTTCAAAAGGAGATGTTCAAGTTAAACATGGTGAGGAAGATACGGCTAAGTCTTCGGATGGATCCGCTCACATTATGTAAAATTCCCCTCCGGGAATGGTTGCAACAGGGGTGGCAAAGCGAGAGTGGAGTCACCCCTACTAAAAAGGAAAGATGGAAAATAAATTTATAGAAATATTTACAGGTCTTAAAAGAGATTATGGTTATGCAGATATTAACTCTGCGTTTAAAGATCCAGCTACAGGTAAACTAAAATTAAAGTATGGTTGGGCAGCAAAAGAATTATTAGAGTCTGATTATTTAGATCATCTTACAGGCAAAAAGTCTATTGGTATCCAACCTTGTAATGATGAAGGACTCGCAAAGTTTGGAGCAATTGATATCGACTCAGATGAGTACGACAATTTTGATTTAAGAAAGTATTTAGAAATTATCGATAAGAAAAATATTCCTGTAGTGCCCGTTAAATCTAAGAGTGGTGGACTTCATATTTATGTGTTCTTTAAAGAACCAGTCAAAGCAAGTTTTGTAAGAAATTTTTTAGACAAATTATTATTTACATTTGATTTAAAAGCATCAACAGAAATATTTCCAAAACAAACACAACTAGGTGTAGGTTCAGATCAAAAACCAATTAATGGTAATTTTATTAATCTACCTTATTACAATCGTAATGAAAGAGTAGGTGTAAATTTAGACGGTACAGAGTTTACCTTCGAACAATTTATAAAAGTCGTCGAGGCTAACACAAAAACAAAAGAAGAACTAGAAGAATTTGCAGATGAATTAATTAGACTAGAACTTACAGGTGGTGCAGATGAATTTATAGATGGACCTGTATGTCTTCAAAGATTATCAAAATCTAAATTAGATGATTATAGAGATAGATTTATTTATAATTATATGGTGTTTGCTAAAAAGAAATATCCAGACAACTGGGAAGAAAAACTTTTAGAAGGGGCTAGAAATTATATCGTTTACGATAACATATGGGGTGATGAAAAAGTAAAACAAAAAATTAAAGCTTATAAAAAAGATACTGCAGGCCATACATGTTCAGAAGAACCTATTAATAGTATGTGTGTTAAGTCAGAATGTTTAAAAAGAAAGTTTGGTGTAGCATCAGACAAAGTTAAAAAGTTTCCAACACTGTCTGCATTAATTAAAATAGATTATTCACCAGATCCAGAATTTAGATTTACTGTACATTATAATGATAAAATTGAAGGTGAAACTACACAACAAATAATTGCGAGAGATATAAATTATATTATGGATCAAGAAAAACTTAGACGTTTGATTGGAGCACATACACCTATTCCACCACCAAGAATTAAAGGTGATGATATGCAAACTATATTAGATACTTTATGGCAAGGAATGAAAACAGAAAAAGCTCCGCCAGGCACTTCACCTAAAGAAGTATTGCACAAACACTTAGAAGACTATATTCACGGTGTTCCAGCTGTTAGTGATGCTGCATTTAGAAGTGGTAGCACGTTAATTGATACTGATGGTTTTGCTTATTTTGTATTTGATCCTTTTTATAATTTTTTAAAAAATAAAGAATGGAAAGCTAAGATTGATAGAACAGGACAAATGTTAATGGATTTTTTTGAAGCAGAACTTAGACATCCTAAACGATACCCTAAAAAATCAACAGAAAAAAAATCTAACAATCCTGTGAGATGTATAAAAGTTTCTATGAAATATTTTAACAAAGAAGAAAATGAAATAGAAATTTTACCAATGAAGAGTAAAAAAGATATTCTTTAATGACAAAGGTTACAAAAATATATGGCCCTCCAGGTACAGGGAAAACAGAAAAATTAATTAGAAGAGCCATGGCCTACATAAGAATAGGTACTCCAGTAAGTAAAATAGGTTACTTTGCCTTTACTCGTAAAGCAGCCAATGAAGCAAGAGATAGAATGCTTAAAAAGAATCCTAAGTATAAAAAGAAACAACTTAAATATTTTCAAACATTACACTCTTTAGCTTTTCACAGTCTGGGACTTAGAGAAGAAAACGTTATGCAGGACTATCATTATAATGATCTTGGAAAAGAATTAAGTATAAGAGTCAATGCTAAAAAAGATGCTGATGCTTCACCTTACTTAACTTGTGATAATGAATACTTTCAAATTATTTTAAAAGCAAAAGAAAAAGATATTCCAGTATGGGATGAGTATTGCACAGGAGAACATTCAACAAATGTAAAACCAGATTTATTAAAACATATTGAAGCAAACTACAATCATTACAAACATCCAGACATAAATAACTTAGTAGATTTTACAGACATGATTCATGATATTGTGCAACAACCAAATAAAATTCCAAACTTTGATGTAGTATTTATTGATGAAGCTCAGGATTTATCTCCAATACAATGGAAGCTGTATGACATATTAAAATCTAAATCAAAAAATATTTATTTAGCTGGTGATGATGACCAAGCAATATATGGTTGGGCCGGTGCAGATGTAGATAGATTTATTCAAGAACATGCTACAGAAAAAGTATTATCAAAATCACGAAGGATTCCGAAAGCAGTGCAAGATGTATCGGAAATTATTACTGCAAGAATTGCAGGACTTAGAGCAACTAAAAATTATTTACCAAGAGATGAAGAAGGATTATGTAGTAAAATTAATAGTTTAGAAAATGTAGATCTTTACCAAGACAATTGGTTGATACTAACTAGAACTTTATCTAGGGCCAAAGAAGTATGTGATCTTTTAAAAGTAAAAGGTTTATATTATGAAAACAGACATCAAAAAAGTTACAACACAAAACTCTACAAAGCAATTATTAATCATAGCAAATGGTTAAATGGAGAAGAAGTATCTGACACAGCATTAGAAGATATAAAAGAATATTTAGGAAACAGAGAACTCAAAAAAGATTTAAAATGGTTCGAGTGTTTTGATAATGCACCAGCTGATGATAAAATTTATATAAGATTAATGTTGTCAAATAAAGAAAGATTAAGTGATGAAGCAAGAATTAAAGTGTCTACAATTCATGCTGCAAAAGGCGGTGAATGTAAAAATGTAATTTTAGTATTAGATAACGCTAAAAAAATAAGAGAAGCTATTGTTAAAAGTATAATAAAACGTGACGAAGAGCATAGAGTATGGTATGTAGGTTGTACGAGAGCAAAAAGAAATTTATATTTAATGAGAGCAAAAATAGAACGAAAGGGATATCCACTATGACACATAAAGATATATTTAAGGATTCATTTCCACAAGATAAGCAAATAGGCGGGAGTCACTACAGAAACTTTCACATACAACCTTACGAATTTATTTCTAAAAATGATTTATCTTTTTTTCAAGGCAACGTTATTAAATATGTTTGCAGATATAAAAATAAAGCAGGCATACAAGATCTTCAAAAAATAATTCATTATTGTGAATTAGAAATTAAAACAATAAAAGATATGAATAAAAAATAATGCCAAAAAAATCAACAGTACGCAAAACAATTAAATTTGCCAAAAATAAATTTAACTTAGAAATTTATCTTGGGTTAGAAAAAGAACTTGCATGGGAAATATTTCCTCATGACTACAATGCAGCTTTATATGCATTTAGTAACAAAGATAAAATAACTAGAATAATAAAAAACAAATATGTATACGAGGCAAAAAAATGAAAGTACCTTTATTTGAAGCACAAACAGAATGGAATGAACCAGAGGAATATCCAGATTTAAGAAAGTATGACGAGATTGCAATTGACCTGGAGACAAGAGATCCAGATTTAAAATCAAAAGGCAGCGGATCTATTATTGGTAATGGAGAAGTCGTGGGTATTGCTGTTGCTGTACCAGGAAGAAAATTTTATTTCCCAATTGCTCACGGATCAGGGCCAAACATGGATCGTAAAAAAACTTTAGAGTGGTTCAAAGATGTATTAGATA